ATCCAGTTGAACATGACCACGCTAGAAAAGGCGGGCGAGCCACAGCCGCAAGATCCGCAGCCGATGCCGCAGGACACGCCGGGCGAGCCAGCGGACGGCACGCCAGAAGACGATGCCGAAGACACGACTACCGCCCAGGAGGATTCAACAAATGGAACTTGAGCGCCGCTGCCTTGCGTTTGACGAGTGCCCAGAAGCCGAGCTCACTATTGAGACTCGCGCCAACGGCACGCAGGTGCTGACGGGGTATGCCGCTGTCTACAACCGCTTCAGCCTTCCGCTGCGTGAAGGTGGTTCGCAGTTCCGCGAGATCATCCTGCCTGGTGCGTTCGATAAAGTTCTCAACCGCCAGCGCGGCAAGCAGGACGTTGTGGCGTTGCTAAACCACAATCCGGACCTGATTCTCGGCCGGTCAGCCAGCGGCACGCTGGAGCTGACCAGCGATGATAAGGGGCTGCGGTATACCGTCATTCCGCCTGATACGCAGGTAGGGCGCGACACGATGGAACTGGTCAGACGGCGTGACCTTAAGGGCAGTAGCTTCGCCTTCGGCCTTGAACCGGGCAAGGGCGACAGGTGGTCTAGCGACGAGCAAGGCGCAGTCAGAGAAGTGCGGGAAGTCAGTTCGCTCGTAGACGTTTCCGTTGTTCTGACGCCCGCCTACCCGGCAAGCAGCGTTACCGTTGCTCAGCGTTCATACGAGGCATGGATTGCATCGCAGTCCGCCGAAGAGCCGGCAGTTCGGGCGGTTAGTTCGCGTTCGGCCTTGCGGGGCGTCGCCGCCGCCTGGGCTGCCACCTTAAGGCTCAAGAATGTCTGAGGCCCGCTGCACCTGCGGCGAGAAGTTGCGGTGCCGTTCTTCTCGCCCGTGTGGCGAAGAGCGCCAGCAGTATTTGCGTTGCCCGCGATGCGGCGCTCGTGCTGTCGTGTTTGTAAAAACAACACATTCGGAAGTCCGGTTCTGCAAGAGGCCGGCACGCTAGAGGCACAGTGGAATCCATCGGCAATACCGCCGGCGGAGATATACCACGTGGACAACCTCAAGAAGCTGCAGGACGAGGCCGTTAACCTCGCCAACCGTATCGACGCCGTGCGTGCGATCGAGAGCACCGATGCCGACAAGATTGCCGAGCGCGATCTTGAGCTCGAGGCGATGAACACCGAGGCCGGCAAGCTGGCCAAGCGGATCGACTTTGAGAAGTCGGTGGCCGAGTCGGCCAAGAATCTCCGCAGCGTTGTTGACCGCTGCACGCCGGCTCCCGAAGTGACCGAAGAGCGTAGCGAGAAGGTCCGCGTCGAGGCGGTGCCGTTCTCGGGCCGGCTCCGTGCGTTTGAGAACGCCAAGGACGCCTACTCGGCGGGCATGTGGTTCAAGGCCAAGAGCGGCGACGCTGACGCGAAGCGGTGGTGCCAAGACCACGGCGTTGAGGCTCGTGCCCAGGGCTCGACCGGCAGTACCACTGGTGCGGCTTTCGTGCCTGATGTGCTCTCCTCGACCGTGATCCGACTGGTGGATCAGTACTCGGCCTTTGCTCAGAACGCCACCAACGTGGTGATGCCGAGCGACGTGCTGCTGTTCCCGCGGCGGACGGCCGGTGCGACTGCGTACTGGATCAATGAGAACGCTGCCATCACTGCCAGCGACCCCACTTCCAATCAGGTCACTCTGACTGCGAAGAAGGTCACGGGCGCGGTGACGATTGCGAGCGAGCTCCTGCAGGACTCGATCGTGTCGATTGCCGACTGGATCGCTGCTGAGCTGGCTCTGACGCTCTCCAACGCCGTGGAAGAGGCTGCGTGGAGCGGCAACCCGAGCAACGCTCCAGCGGTTGCCGGGCTCGTCACGACCTACACGGGTGGCCTGCTGGCGGCGTCTGCTGCCACCTATGCCGCCTCGCTCGTGACGGCGGCCGGTGACACGCCTGACGAAGTGACCAAGGCCAACCTGCTGGCCATGATGGCCAGGGTTCCGCAGCACTCGCGTGCGGGTGCCAAGTGGTTCTGCTCGCCGTTCTTCTTCTCGACCTGTATGCAGAACCTTGACCTTGCTCAGGGCGGCTCGGTTGGTCTGGCTGCTGGCATGGGCCCGACCTTCCTGGGTTCGCCGGTGGTTCTCACCGACCGCCTGCCGGCCGGTGCGGACTCGACGGGTGCCATCATGGCGCTGTACGGCAACATGGCCAACAGTTCCTACTACGGCATCCGCCAGGCCATCGAGATCGCCAGCAGCGATCAGGTGAACTTCCTGAGCGATCAGACCGTGATTCGGGCAGTGGCTCGCGTTGCCATCACGCACGCGAACCTGGGCACCGACACCGTCGCTGGCCCGATCATCGGCCTCGTGGGTGCGTGAGCCTGACGGCTTGACGAGTGTGCAATCTTGAGCGGGCGGCTTCCACAACGGGGCCGCCCGCTCTCTTTCTTGAGGCACGCATGCTAGTCAAAGTCGGTGGCACCGAAGTTGACATCAGGGTGGAGGCCGTGCTCTCCATGCCACGGCTCTCGTTCACGTCCAACCACTTCGCCTGGGCCCAGGCCCTGATGCCGCTTGGCATTCGCCCCACGATGGGCACGGGTGCGTTCTGGGATCAGGTAAACACCCGCGTGATGGAGCAGTTCATCGACTCGTGCGAGTACCTGCTGGCCATCGACTACGACACCTTTTTCACCAAGCAGGACGTTGAGCAGCTGTTCGCCATGGCGATGACGTTTCAGTGCGACGCCATCACTGGCATGCAGACCAAGCGTGAAGACGGCCGCCCCATGCTGACGCTCAAGGGCACGCTGGACAGTCCGCCAGATGATGGGCACACACAGGTGCCAAAGGAATGGTTCGCGGAGCCTGTGCAGGAAGTGGATACGGCGCACTTTGGCTGCACCGTCATCAGCACAGCGGCTCTCAAGCGCACAAAGAAGCCGTGGTTCTGGAGCAAGCCAGACCCGCAAGGCGGGTGGGGTGACGGCAGAATTGATTCTGACATTGCGTTTTGGAAAACCTGGCGAGACAGCGGCAACCGCGTCTTTGTCTCGCCGCGTGTCGTTTTAGGCCACGGCGAGTACGTGGTGACGTGGCCCGGCAAGAACCTTACCGCCCCTGTTTTTCAGTGGACTACCGAGTTCACGAACACGGGTAAACCGCCAGAATCTGCATGGAGTGTGGGCTGATGCGCAAGATTAAGTTCACCCGCGCGTGGCGTGGCTACCGCAAGGGACAGACCGTAGAGATCTCCGGCGGCTTGGCTACGCAGCTGCTCGCTCAGCGTGTCGCGGTGGAAGACAACCAGCCGTCGCTGATTGAAACGGCCGCCATCGAGCACGACGCAGAAACCGCAGACGCCACCCCAAAGCGAAGAGGCCGCCGTGCAGTATCGAAGCCTGACTCGACAGACGCCGCCAGCCGTTGAGCCCGTCACGCTCGCGGAAGCCAAGGCCCACCTGCGGGTGGATACCAGCGGCGATGACGCCTACATCGGCACGCTGATCACGGCGGCCCGCGAGTGGTGCGAGCAGTACCTAGACCGCACTCTGGTCAATACGCAGTGGGTGATGCGGTTCGACTCGTTCCCGCCAGACGGCACCCATGACATTGAACTGCCACGGCCGCCCATGGCGACGGCCGGCACGACCACGGCAGTGGCCCTAACGTTCACCTACGAGAACGGCACGACAGCCACCTACTCCACAGCCAGCTACCGCGTGGACCGCAGCAGCACGCCGGGGGCGGTGAAGACTTTGTACGGCCAGACGTGGCCGCCGCACCTGATGGATGACAACGCCATTAGCGTGACTTGGTGGGCCGGCTACGGGGCTGCTGGTTCAAGTGTGCCTGCGTCCATCCGCCACGCCTGCCTGATGCTTGTGGGCCACTGGTATGAGAACCGCAGCACGGTGCTCGTTGGCAGCATCAGCAAGCCGCTGGAGTTTGCTGTGGAATCGCTTCTCTCGTCGCAGAAATGGGGCAGCTACCAATGAGCCTTGAAGGACGAATCAACGTAGACGTGCTGTTCCACGACAAGGACGGCACGGCATCGCTCAAGGTAGTGAGCCTGCAGGACTCGCAGGCGTACACCACTGGCAAGGTTGCGGTGATCACTGGGACGCTGGGCACGGCGAGCTCAACAATCACACACACTGGCTCGTTTCGTGGTGCTGACGGCGAGTACGTTTCTATTCAGTCTGTTGACTACGCCGTCTTTCGCTTTGACGGCACGGGCGGAAGCTTCAAGCGTCTGGCAATCGGCAACGCCACCATCCGGTCAAACGACAGCATCGTGTCTGCTTCCTGCGTCGGTGGTGACGATACCGGGCAGTTCACAATCACCGGAAACCAAGGAAGCACGGGCACCTACACCGTCGTGCTCTACGGCACATGATTGACGCCGGCAGCCTCCGCGAGCGCGTGACGGTGGAGCGGGCTTCCGAGTCTCGGAACGCTCTCGGGGAAACCGTGCTCTCGTGGGCCACTTTTGCTGAACGCTGGGCCAACGTGGAAGGCGTCTCGTCCCGCGAGCTTCTGCAATACGGGCAGCAGCAGATTGAGGTTTCGCACCGCGTCCGCATGCGGTGGCTGGACGGGCTGACGCAATCCATGCGGATTGTCTGGCGTGGCCGCACGCTGGAGATCGTCAGCCTGCTCGAGCACGGGAACCGTAGTGAGCACGAGCTCGTCTGCCAGGAGGCCGCCTAGATGGCCGTTGCTGGCGTCAACCTTTCTGTTGATTCGTCAGAGCTTCTCAAGCTGCAGGCTTCGCTTGGCAAGGTGTTTGACAACGCAGGGCTTGCCGAGACTCTTGGCGATGCTCTGGAGAAGGCACTGGAGCCGGCGAAGCTGCGGCTGCGAGAGAACACGCCAGTAGGGCCTACCGGCAATCTCAAACGTGCCGTGAATACGAAGATCGTCCGCTACAAGCGAGACGGCAACGCGGTTGGGCTTCTTGGCTACAACCGCTCTGCGCGTGGCGACTCAGAGGAAATCGCCCAACCGGGGACGGTGCGGCTCGGCCCAGACAGGGCATTCCATCAGTGGCTCTTAGAGTTCGGGACCAAGCAGCGACCGATCAAGACAATCGCCAACAAGCCATACCAGAGACGAGCCCACACTAGAACGATGAAGTCTGGCAAGGTGGCTCAGATCAACGAGCACACCGTAAAGGCCGGGCAAGGTTCGATGATTGCGTCGAGCATCGGGCAGCGCGGAGCGTTTGCTATCACCAAGAGCGGAAAAGGAATCACCACGCCAAAAGGCACGTTCTTCAAAAAGGGCAAGAAGGGCGAAACGCTAGTGATCAACGCCATGCAGGCCGGCGGCTACTCTGAGCCGCCCCTGCGAAAGACGTGGCGTGAGTACCAAGGCAAGGTGGCTGAGCGGCTCACGTCGGAACTGCGGATTTCGCTTGAGCGTGCCCTGGACGCGCTCACGTACACCAGCACCGGCAGCGTGACTGGTGCCACCATCCAGGCTGGAGGCTAGCCGTGCTGAAGTCACCAGAGCAGGCAGCTGCTCGAGCACTCGTTGCAGATCCTGCCGTGGCCATGATCCTTGGCCAGCGTATCTGGCC